AGCCGATTGATATTGTTTCGACTTATAATGAGTCCTATGACAAGCACCTCAAGGAAGGTGAAGCTCTGATCGCAAAGTGGCGTGATAAATTGGACGCTGATACTGGAACTCCGGGTAAGATGAGTTCAGGTAGTAGTACTGGTTTGACGCAAGGTGCAATACAGGCAAGGGCAAATATCCAGAAGATGTTTGATGCCCTTGAGGAAGAAAAGCGAGTGATTGGCATGGTCAATGAATCCCGCTTGAGAGGCAGAGACATTATTGAACTTGAGGCACTGGGTAAGCAAGGACTTATCGAAGATACTGATGGTTTGATTAAGAAGTACAGAGAAGAGCTTAGAGCCGTCCGTGACGCTGAAAGATTGCGTAATATCGCAGATGGCATTGGTGATTCATTTGCCAGGGCCTTTGAAGATATGGCAAATGGAGCAAGATCGGCCAGGGATGCAATTAAGTCTTTAGCTCAAGAAGTAGCTTCTTTGATAATGAGGCAAGCTGTCACACAGCCGATTGCAGATGCAATATCAGGCGGTGTAATGAGCTTTTTCAAACCATCAGCGGGAGCGGCGGCTGGAAGTTCCACTGTTGCAAGTGCCCTTGGTAATGTATTCACTGGCGGTTCATTGGTTCCAATGGCCTATGGTGGTATTGTCGGCAGTCCTACTTATTTCCCACTGTCAGGCGGTCGAACTGGTTTGATGGGTGAGGCAGGTCCTGAAGCTGTAATGCCATTGACAAGAACGTCAGATGGCCGGTTAGGTGTAGCTGCTACTGGCAACAATAACGGTGGCCTTGAGGTTGTTGTAAATGTCATCAATGAATCAGGCAAGCAGATGGAAGCGAAACAAGGCCAGACTCGATTTGATGGCAAACGTCTTATTACAGAGGTTTTCTTGAGTGACATTCATAGAAATGGCCCAATGAGGCAAGCTATTAAGGGGATAATGTAATATGGCAAAAGCTGAAAAAGTATATGGGCCTCAAGGTCAAGATCATGGGCATGTTTGGATATATTGCCCTGCTTGCAAAACGCATCACGTTTTTGATAGTCGATGGACTTTTAACGGTGACTTTGAAAAGCCGACATTCAGCCCATCGATGCTGATTAAAACAGGCCCTTATCCCACAGTAGATAAGAGTAATCCTATGGCTGGCAAAACAAAGTTCTGTCATAGTTTCGTTAGAAATGGGCAGATTGAGTATTTAAATGACTGTACACATGATCTTGCAGGCCAAACTATTGAATTGCCTGATATAGAGGATTGAACATGGCAGATTTTCCAACATTAAGCATAAACCCAGACGCTGAAAACTGGGAAGAAGGCCCGGCAATAGATCCTACTCTAAGTAGCGAGTTCGAGTCTGGTCATTTAATAACACGGCCAAGGACGACTGTGACTCCTTGGTCATGGAGTTTTACATATCGCTTTATGTCGAACGCTGACAAGGTAACTTTGAAGAATTTCGAAAAGAACACTGCCAAGTATCGAGCAGTTGAATTTAATTGGACTAACCCGATTGACGGTCTAACTTACGTGGTTAAATTTGCGGAAAACCTGAAATATTACCTTGAAAATAATGGATTAAATGAATGGCGGGTTGCTGTCAAATTGGTTGAGGCAAGGCCATCGAGTAGCTGATTATGAAGAATATTCCTGCAAATCTTATTATTGAGAAAAACAAGCTCTCCAGTGCGGGTGCCTGGCTTATCTTGTTGGACATAACTCTGACCGATGGAAATATATTCCGTTTGGTTCGGAACAATGAAGATATTACTTTTTGTGGTAATGTCTACACTGCTTTCAACTTTGAGATCGAGCCAACCGAACAAAACAACAAGGGCGAAATTCCAACGGTTACTCTCCGTGTAAGTAATATTACAAAGCTCATTGAGGCCGAATTGCAGGACCTGAATGGCGGTATTGGTTCCTCTGTCAAAGTGACGGTTGTAAACAGTGAGAATCTAACAGAGGATTACAGTGAGCTTGAGATGATGTTTGAAGTTCTTGCCTGTAATACCTCAAGTAAGTGGGTTGTATTCACGCTGGGTGCTCCAAGCCCATTAAGGCAGCAGTTCCCATTGTATAAATATCTTGCTCTGCATTGTGGGTACCGGAGATTCAACAGGCCGAGCGGTGATTACCCAGAGTGCGGATATACTGGCAAAGACATCGAGGGCATAACGCTTTCAAGTGGTAATCCTGTGTCTATGAATATTACCGGCCATGGCTTTATAACAGGCAATTCACTGAGCTTCTTGGATGTTGAAGGCACCGAAGAACTCAATGGCAATACTTATACAATTACAGCTACAGACGCAGACAACTTCATTTTGGATGATACTGATGGGGCTGACTTTACCGCATGGACTTCGGGCGGTACTGCTGGCTATGCAACTTGCAATATGACTTTAACGGACTGCCGGATACGTGGCAATTCAGTTCGGTTTGGTGGATTCCCTGGTATGAGATCAGGAGGTGTTAGAATTGCTTAATGTCGATTACACAGATTTACTTGGTAAACCATTCAGGCTCGGAGCGAGAGGCCCTGAATATTATGATTGTTGGGGGCTATGCCTTGAGATAGGCAAGCGGATAGGCATTGAATACCCTGCAGACTTCACCCCTGAAAATACGGACGATCAGGATGTTGCCATCAGAAACAGACGTGATAATGACTTTATCAAGCTCGATAAACCAGAGCCTTACTGCATTGTCACGTTTAAGGTAACACCGCCATTTGTAGATCACTGCGGAATCGTATTGCCGGGATGTACTAAATTCCTGCACATTATGAGTACGCATTCAGTTGCGGTTCAGAGGCTAGATCATAAGATTCTAGCAAAAAGGATTGATGGTTTTTATAGGCTAAGAGAATGCAATTAGTAAGAATAAACAATCCGTTCCAGCGTCATTTGCGTGATGTCGAGCATCTTGAGTATAAGGGGCAAACCGTAGAGGATTTGCTCTTGATGCACTTAGGGCACGTAAAACAACAACATGGCCTTGACTTGACTTTAGATCATGCAAAAGAGAATATCCGTGTTAGCATCAACGGTATAATTATTCCCCCCGAGTTCTGGAATACTGCAAAGCCAAGGCAAGATGATCAGATAGTGCTTATGCCGATTGTCGGCAAGGGTGATACTGAAAAGCAGATTCTGAATATTGCAATCATGGTTGCAGCTGTATATTTTCTTGGCCCTAACAGTGCATTTGTTACTGGTAGTCTCTCATTGTCAGGACCTGCAGCATTGGCAGTCGGCACTGCTCTGGTAGTCGGCACTGGGATGCTGGTTAATTCATTAACACCAACTCCAGGAATGAAAAGCCCGAACTTTGACGATTTTGAATCCTCTCAAACCTATGGCTGGAATCCACAGACAACGCAAAAACAGGGTATTGTAGTCCCGAAATTTTACGGAAAAAACAAGCTTTATGGCAATGTGGTTGCTGTTCATACCGAAATCGATGAAACGGTCGATACAAAGCAGACTCTCAATATGCTTGTTTCATTAGGTTCAGGGCCAGTTCAAGGCATTGTTGCCGATAGCATTAAAATCAATGACCAGAAAGTCAGCAACTATTCAGATGTAACCACAGAAGAGCGAAAAGGTACACTCAATCAATCAGCAATTAGCTTCTTTAGTGAAACAAAGCCTGAATACAAGTTAAGCAGGGTTGTCACTAATTCAGATGGGGCTGAGGTGTATACGACTCCAGATGCTGACTTTGACGATCTCGAAATTGAAGTGGCATTTGCCAGAGGCTTATATTATGCCAACAATCAGGGCGGCATTTCAGATCACAGCGTAGGCATAAAGATTGAGATTAGTGAGTTTGGGGCTGATACTTGGAGTACGCTCGTCGAAGAGACTATTGCGGACGATACAACCTCTCCCAAGAGAGTCAACTATACTGCCAGCAATTCTTATACAGGTGGAAGCCCTGTAACGATCACCAATGGCAATAAATATGACATTCGAGTCACAAAGACAAGCTCAGATCAATCATCCTCACGTTATGGTGATCAAGTAATTATCAGTGGTGTCCGAGAGGTCATAAATGACAGCTTTGCATATCCCGGCAAATCTTTACTGGGTATTTCTGCATTAGCAACCGACCAGCTTTCAGGTTCATTAAGCGTATCTTGCATTCAGGAAGGGGCGATTGTCAATGTATACGATGGTGCTTCATGGAGCTTGGAATACAGCGATAATCCGGCATGGGTTGCGTGGGATATTCTAACTCAGCCGATAATCGAGGGGGATGGCGATTCAGTTCCTTATGAGATTGCAAGATATGATGGCGTAGATCCTTCGAGACTTGACCTTGTGAAATTCTATGAGTTAGCTCAATTTTGCGATGAGCTTGTTGATGATGGGAATGGCGGTACCGAAAAGCGAATCACTTTTAATGGCGGTTTTGATGTCGGCACTTCGGTTTGGGAAGCTGCGTCAAAGGTTTGTGAAATAGCCAGATGTAATGCTATTCCAAATGGGATAGAATACACTATTGCCATCGACAAGCCCGCTGAACCACAGCAGATGTTTACCGTTGCCAACATCAT